GCCTGCTGGGACAGCGACAGGCCCGACTTGTCCAGGGCCGTCTTCAGCAGGCCGATGGTGCCGACCAGGCCCGCCGGGGAGCGCATCTCGTTGGCCAGCTGGAGGCCCGTCAGGCCGATCGTGGCCAGCTGCTTGGACGCGACGGAGGACGGGGCCGCCAGCAGGGACAGGCTCATCTTGAGCCTGGTGGCCGCGTCGGTGGCCGGGACGCCCTCGTCCGTCATCAGCGCGAGGGACGCGCCGATCTGGGACAGGCTCACGCCGAACGTCTTGGCGGCGGGCAGGATCCCGGTGCCGATGGCGGAGACGAAATCCGTCATCTTCATGTTGCCCGCGCCGATGATGGCGTTGACAGTCCCGGCAGCCATGGCGAAGGTCTGCGCCCCGGCGATGCCCGAACGCCAGGCCCCGGCCAGTGCGTTGGTCGTGGCCTCCAGGTTGCTGCCGCCGACCGCCGCCAGGTCGGACGCCTGCTTCAGGTCGACCATCGCCTGGGTGTTGTCCAGGCCCACGGACTTGAGGTGGTACAGCGCCTCGGCGAGCTGGTCGGGCCCCTGCTGGACGTCCTTCATGCCGAGCACAGCGGTGGTCAGCGTCTTGACGTCCTTGGCGGACCCGCCTGCCTGGGTCTGGATCGTCTTCATGACGTTGTTGAAGGTGTTCGCCATCACCACGGTGGTGGCCGCCGCGGCGCCGAGCGCCAGGACACCGACGGCCGCCCCGGCGGCGACTTTGCCGAACCCGCCCAGGGACTCCTCCGCGGCGGCGGTGTCGGCCGTCATGGTGATGTACCCCATGCCGAGCAGCGTGCCGCGCCCGATGCTAAGCGCCACCCGGGGTCACCCCCATCGCGCTCAGGAAGCTGGACGAGGCCTCTTCCTCATCGGTCCACCAGCCGGGGGCCCGTGGATCGCGGGTACTCTCGCGCTGGTCCTGTACGCGGTCCACGCGCCAGACGTCCACCAGGAGGTCGTTGTCGAGGGCCCGCTGAGCGTCCTGCACGGTCCCTCCCTCCGCCGCCGACTGCCCTTCGTAGAGCGTGTAGTAGACGAGGTTCAGGAACTGGTCGAGGGGGAGTTCGCGGAGATCGATACCCCTCCCTGCGTACTTTCCGTCGAGAAGGTGCCAGACTCCAGGCCTGACTGCCCATCCGGCGAGTTGTCGGATGGCTGCGTAGGGCGCAGCCCGTACTCTCCAAACAGCCACATGGCTATGTCGTTGAGCTGGCCCAGGTCGACCGGCCGGTCGTTGTCGCCCAGCCGCTCATCAAACCGGACGTACGACTCCTTCTGGAGGCAAAGCTGCATGACCTCGCGGCACGCCTCGTATTGGGCCTCGACACCGCCCGCGCTCTGGGCGGACAGGATCGCCGTGTTGACCTTGGTCACATAGCCGATCAGGGTCTTGGCGGCCATGCCCGGATAGGCGTGGAAGGTCTCACCCTCCAGCGTGAAGGAGATGTCATCGCGGGTCCTGCTGAAATCCTTGGTCGGCATGCGTTCACGGTAGAGCTGCGAATTCCATGATCGTTCCCTAGAGGTCGACTTCCTCCATCGCCCTGGTCAGGAACGGGTTGGCCTTGGTCCCCGGGTGGTGTACGACGGGTCCGAAGACCTGGCCGCTCGACACGTTCCTCAGCGGCCAGGAGCCCTTGCTGCGGATGATGTGCGGCCGGGTCCCCTCGTTGACGAACACCGTGGCCGGGTGGGTGCTGCGGATCACCACGGTGGTGCCGAGGATGTTGCCGGTGTAGTCCGAGCTGATGCCCTTGCGCATGCCCTCTGGGGCCAGTTCCTTGGCCCGCTTGGCGACGGCCTGGCCGCGCAGGATCATCCGGCGGCCGACGGCCCCGGTGGGGCTGCGGAGCATCCGGCGGATGGCGATCTGGTCCATCTCGATGCGGATGTGCTCAGCCACGGGGCATCCCCACCAGGAAGCGCAGTTCCGTGCCGACGCAGCCGCCCTCGGGCCCCATGGTGGCCTGCTGGTCGATCACGTAGTCGATGAGGTCGTTGTCGCCCTTCTCCTGGCACAGGAACGCTGCCGAGGTGGTCAGCACAGTCCAGGCGTCCCCGAGGAGAGTCTGAGCAGCCGTCGTCATGGCCTGCTCAGTGGGGTAGATCGTGGTGTTGTTCTGCGGTACCGGGGCGCAGCGGATGATCTGCACCACGTATTCCGCCACCTCCCAGGCTGGCTGGCAGCTGCCGACGACCTCGGTCTGCTGCTCGGGGAAGCGGTCGGAGAGGTAGATCCGGTCGACACTGATGGCCAGCATGCCGCAGTCGCAGGCGTCCCACGGGATCGACCCGGGCACCATGCAGGCCCTCTGGACCGCGACCGGCAGCGCCGCCTGAATCAGGGTCAGCAACGCGGTACCCAGGTCGAAGAACTTGATGGCGCCGGTCTCCGGCGCGGTGGTGGTCACGGTGTTCCCGTGGATCCGCTGAGTACCTCGGCGGCCAGCTTGTCGATCACCGCGTTGCTCAGGCCCTTGCAGGCGGCGGGCTCGGTTCCGGTGACGCCCTGCTCCCCGGCCTTGAGTTCCTGGACCAGTGCCGCCTTGCAGGCGGACTGGCTGGGTGCCGGGCTGCTGCCGCAGGCAGCCAGCAGCGGTAGAACGGCGATGACGAGGAGCAGAGCAGCGCGCTTCATCCGTGCCTCCGGGAGTGGGTGACGGTCCGGGAGGGCCAGTGTCGCAGCCGGGTCCATTTCACGTCCCGGTCCTCCGCACGCGTGGCCGGTCCACGCTGTAGACCCGGGCCCGGCTCTGGAGCATGTTCGGGTTCTCGGAGGCCAGGAACAGGTCGCACAGGTACAGCCCGGTCCGGCCTTCGTTGATGATCGAGTTGATGTCCGGGAAGGTCATCGTCACACCCTGGCGAGCGAGGTTGGTCACCGTGGTCGGCAGGTGGCAGTCCCCGTCGCCGGTGATGGCGGCGATGATCTCGCAGGCGAGCTGGCCGACCGCCAGTTGACCGCTGACCGGGACGGCCAGGCCGTAGTCGGCGGTGACCGACCAGGTGCCCGGCTGGCTGTCGGCCAGCGCCAAGTTGTTGCACCGGGGCCAGTGCCCGCCGTCGGTGCGGACCACGATCCGGTTGTTATCGAGCCGGTAGGCGGAGGAGTCCAGGACCGCCCCGTCCACCAGGATCTGGGTGATGTCGGCGACCTCGGCCGGAAGGTAGAACTCCGGGACGAAGGCACAGGAGCAGCTGTCCCCGCAGGACCCGCAGCCCATGGGGAACCAGTAGGAGAAGTCCCAGGCGGCGGTGGCCAATGGTGCCCCGTAGGAGGCCCAGGGCACCGCGTACGCCCCGCCGTCGCCGGGGCCGCCGTCGTAGTCCTCGCGGCGGCACGGCCGCAGCGTCACCGAGCAGGTGCCGAACCGGCGCCCCGACAGCGACCACAGGATTCGTGTCGCGCTCTGCACGGCGTAGCCGGTCACAGTCGGGGAGGCCGTGGAGACGTCGCACGACCAGTACACGGGCCACGGTGAGCAGGGCCCTGCGTCCAAGGTCATGGCCTGGCTCCTCTCATCACGCCGCCATCAGGGCGAACAGGCTCTGGGTGATCCGACGGGCCAGGTAGGCGTGCCCGGCGTCGTTCGGGTGGACGTTGTCGGTCGCGTTCACGTAGGTCGAGGCGTTCGCGGCGGTGATCCAGGGCCCGCTGGTGAACACCTGGGCCCCGGCGGCGTTGTAGACGTTCCCGGTGATCGGGCTGACGAACGGCAGCCCGGCCGCCAGCGCCGCAGCCTGGAGGGTGCTGTCCGTGGCGGTGACCGAGGGCGCCGCGGTGCCGCTGGGCGACCAGCAGCCGAACACGGTGACCGCCGCGTTCGGGGCCGCCGCCTTCAGGTCGGTGTAGACCTGCGCGGCGGCTGCGGAGATGGCCGGCTGGCTGCCGGTGTTGTCGTTGTAGCCGCCCCAGACGATCAGCCGGTCGAAGGCGTAAGGTGCGATGTCCTGGGCTATGCGCACGTCGAAGACCGCGTACGCGCCCGGCGTGATGTAGCCGGTTCCGCCGCGCGCCTGGTCCCAGACGTCGGTGCAGCCGAGCAGCCGGGCCGCCCGCAGCAGCCAGGTGCCGCTGCCCGCACCGGTGTTGTAGGCGGAGCCGTCGGTGATGGAGTCGCCCAGGACGCCGAGACGGCCGCCGAGCGAGGCGACCTGCCAGGCGGTGCCGGTAGCGCCCAGGAACAGACCGCCGAACGGCATCGACAGGAAATCGAACCGGATCCGGCGCGGCGCGGCCGACCCGAGGTCGAACTTGAGGGTGTACCGGCTGCCCGCGGTCACCGCGCCGGTGGCCTGCATGAGGTCGGTGACCTTGCGCCCGTCGATGGACAGCCGGTACATGGTGGCGCTGCTGATGTACTTGAACAGGATCTCGACCAGCTGCGCGTCGGTGGCGAACTCGACCGACCAGACAGCCTGGCCGGAAGCGTACGTGTTCGGGTACTTGCTCAGCGGCAGGTACATCGTGGTGTCGGGGAACGCCGCCCCGAAGGCGAAGTCGCCGGCACCCAGGTAGGTGAAGGGCCCGGTGTTCGGCGCCATCAAGGCCTGGGCGCCGCTGATCGTACTGGTGGACCCGAGGGTGGTCGTGATGACCGGAGCGGTCCCGGCGTACAGCGAGTCAGCCGTCACCTGGTCGGGCAGGTCACGGCGGCGCCAGGCCGTCGTGCCCACGTACCGGGCGTCCGAGGTGGCCGGATAGTCCACCAGGGAGGTGAGCGACGGGCGCACCTCGCGCAGGAAGGACGTGCCGTTGCCGACCAGCTCCATGCTGCCGTACTGGTGGGTGAGCGAAGGGTTCACCGTGCCGTCGACCGTGCCGACCACGCTGACCGCGTTGGCGGTGCTGTCCATCTTCTTGACGGTCAGCCGGATGCCCGCCGCGGGCGCGGGGAGGACGACGGCCACCGGCTGGGATGCGGCGCTGACCTCCAGCACCTGCCATGCGGACCCGGTGACGGTCGGCGTGCTGGCCGACACCACGGTGGAGACGGGGGTGCCGTCCAGGTTGGCCAGCGCCGCAGCGGGGTTGCCGACGTCGGACAGGTCGTTGGCGGCTGCGAGGTACACCGTGGGGGCAGGCACGTTGAAGGGGTCCTCCGTGTACTGGACCTGGAAGTTGATCGGCACGCTGGTGATCCGGTTGGTGCCGTTGTCGGCCCAGAAGTACGCGGTGTACCGGCCTTGGGTGGAGAACTCCCCGCCGGCCCAGGTGTATGTCACCTGGCCCTCGGGACCGCTGGTGACCTCTGCCGTGCCACTGAAGGGCGGCCCGTCGTGCTCCTGGCAGGTGAACGCGGCGGAGTAGCCCTCGGACAGGTCGATCGGGACCCCGGTGCTGTCCAGGAAGGAATAGACCAGCGGAGGCGGCACGTCGCCCAGTGCGTAGGTGCCCAGAGCAACCGATGCTGTCATGGCTCGTTCCCCGCGATCGTCGTGGACGGCTCCCTGCCCGAGACGGCCGTGACGGGCTCCCGGCCCTGGACTCTGGTCCGTGCCGCTGTGACGGGCCATCTCGACAGGACGCCGAAGGCTGTGCCGGAAACCGCCGCTGCCAGGGCCGTTCCCACGATAGCCGTGCTCGAAGGCGCGCTCGTCCCGACCGCTGAACTGGTGCTCGGGAGCACGGTCACGCCGGACAGCCCCGTGAGAGCGGTGCCCTGCGCCTGCGCCGTCCCGGCCACCGCCACCGAGGCCGACCCCGCGGTGGGCAGGTACGCCGTGCCAGTGGCCGTAGCCGTGGAAGCCGTGGCGCCGGTGGACATCCCAGGGGCGTACGCCGTGCCGGTTGCTGCGGCGGGACCCGGCTGGACAGAAGTCCCCGGCGCGGGCTGCCCGGCAGCCCCGGTCACTGCCGCTGATCCGGCCAAGGCACCCAGCGCGACCGCAGCCGGGTAGGCGGCGCCCAAGACTCCGGCTGTGCCGGCAAGGACACTCGGAGCAGCGGCACCCGGACAGGCCGTGCCGGTCACCGCTGCCGCCGTGGCGAGGGCACCCAGGGCGACCGTGCTCGAGTAGGCCGCACCGGCCGCAGTGGCGGTTCCCGCAGTTCCCGTGGCCGAGACGGAAGCTGCGGCCACCGCCGCGTAGGCCGTGCCGGTGGCCGCAGCCGTCTCCGCCGTGGCCGTGCCGGGGACGGAGGCGCTGCCGGTCGCGGGATAGGCCGTGCCGGTGGCCGCGGCCGATCCAGCGGAGACGGCCAGGGCTGCGGCCACCGGCACGCCGGTCCCGGTTGCACCCGCGGATCCGGCAGGGACGGCCAGGGCAGGGCTCGGCTGCAAGGCGGTACCGGTGGCCGCACCGGTCCCGGCGGAGACGGTCACCGCGGTTCCCGGCGGCCAACCGGTACCGGTGCCGGCCGCCGACCCGGCGGAGACCGCCAGCCCGGCGGCCGGTGCGGAGCCTGTCCCTGTCGCAGCAGCGGACCCCGCGGAGGCCGTCAGTGCCGCAGTGGTGGCCAGGCTCACTCCGACGGCCTGGGCTACCCCCGCGAGCCCGGTGACGGGCGTCGAGGTTCCGGCGGAGACGGTGTAGGCCGTGCCTGTGGCAGGGGCAGATCCGGCGGAGACCTGCACGCCACTGTTCGGCGCCAGGCCCGTGCCGGTGGCCGCCGCAGACACGGCAGAGGCGGCCAGTCCGGTGCTCGGCGCGAGGCCGGTCCCCGTGGCAGCTGCGGATCCGGCGGAGACCGCCAGACCCAGGGGCGAGATCACGATCGCGGCCATGACGGCGTCCGCCAAGGACTGGGACGCGGTGGACGTCCAGGTGGCGCTGCCCACCGGCGCCGCGCCGCTGGTGTCGAAGACGGCGATGCTCGCGTCCGCCGAGCCGGTGTTGCCGGTGGCGGCGCGCGAGGCGGTGCCGACCGGCACGGTCCAGGTGGAGGTGATGGTGGACGCGCGGTCGGCGAAGATCTGGACGACCCAGTCACCCGTCCCGATACTGGTGACCGAGGGAGTGGTGTGCGTGGTCGAGGCCCCGGACTGCGCAACGGCCGCTGAGGCCTCGACCGGCGCGGAGGTCGAGGTCCCCGAGTAGGCGAGGCAGGCCAGGAGCAGTTTGGAGACGGGCGAGATCGTCCAGGTGTAGGAGGACGGCTCGGAGGCGGCGATCCGGTAGAACGCATCGACGGTGCAGTTCACGGCCGTGACCGGGAAGTTGGGGATGCGTGTCCAGCCGGAGGCGACGGTGACCGCCGAACCGGCGGTGTTGAGGACGGCCACCGTCAGCAGCAGGTTCCCGTTGGCGGTGCCCGACGGCACGGCGACAGCCAGGGAGGAGGTGGTGTTGGCAACGGCGACGTCGGCGTTTACCGGGGCGATCGTCACGGCCACCTCCGATCAGGGAACGGATCAGACCGTGAAGGTGAAGATCCCGGATCCGCTGAAGTTCAGGGAGAAGGTCCCTGAGGTGACGGACTGCGCCCCGCCGAAGTAGTTGAAGCAGACGCCCTGCTTGGCCACGGTGCCGCCGGTGATGGCGGAGTCGTAGACCAGGGTCCCGTAGATGTTGGCCATGGTGCAGGTGGCCGAACCAGCGATGTTCGAAGCCGAGTAGGTGACCGTGCCCGCGCTGCCCGCC